CGCAAGCCTGCATGTCGAGGAACCCGGCGCGAATTACATGCACTTCCCGGTCGAGCGCGACTTTATCTGGTACGCGCAGCTGACCGCTGAACACATCGAGATCAGGAAGCTGGGCGGGCAGACATACCGCGAGTGGGTCTGTCCGCGCCAGCGGCATAACGAGGCGACCGACTGCCGCGTCTACAACTACGCGGCGCTGTGCGGCCTGCTGCACTTCGGGCTGAAGCTGAACAGGCGGGCCGACGATCTGGCGAAGTTGCCGCCAGTGGAGGGCGTACCGGATCAACCGGTGGCCCGCACCATGCCGCCCGCGCCGCGCTCGCTGCTGGTACCACCGCCGACGCAGCAGGCGGCCGGCATGAAATCGATCGTGAACCGGCTGGCCTGACGTATTTCAACCTCTGGAGATTCCCCATGACCGAATTTATCCCGGCAAGCACGCTGCTGGGCAACTGGTCGCAGGAGGCGTTGCAGGCCGCGCTGCTGTCTGCGCAGACGGCGCTGGTCCAGCTTCAGTCAGGGCAGCGCGTTGTCACGGCCACCTACGGGCAGGGCGAGGGCGCGCAGTCGATCACCTATACGCAGGTATCGCGCGGCTCGCTGGAGCAGTGGATTCTGTACCTGCAAGCGATGGTCGATCCGGTTAACTTCCGGCATCCGCGCCGCGCCCGTACGGTGATCTTCTGAACATCATGTCGAAACCCATGAGTAACGTCCCGGTTCTGGTCGATAGCTCGGGTAATCCCATGCCCAGGGCGCCGGTTCGCAACGGGCGCGCGCGCGCCGACAGCGATGGCGACTGGGGCGGCCCCGGCATCACCTATCCGATGTCGAATAGCCTGTTCCCGTATGACGCGGCGAAGTGGCAGACGCAGGAGATGGGCGACTGGCTGCCCTGGATTCGCTCGCCTGATTCGGAAATCAACTTTTACCGCGACCGGATGGTCGCGCGCTCACGCGACCTTGCGCGTAATGATGGCTGGGCAAGCGGCGGTATCACTCGGATTCTCGACAATACCGTCGGCGCGCATCTGCGGCTGTCGGCTAACCCGGATTACCGCGCGCTGGCGATGCTCTCGAAGGCGAAGTTCGATGCGACCTTTGCCGATGAATTCCGGCGCGCAGTAGAGGCGCTGTGGCGCAGCTATTCGGATGACCTGAATCACTACAACGATGTATCGCGGCAGCTAACGACGTCGCAGCAGCTTCGCCTCGGGCTGCGGCACAAGCTGATCGATGGCGACAACCTGTTCGTCGCGTACTGGATGCCTGAGCGCATCGGGCGCGGCGCGGCGCGCTATGCAACCGCCTTCCTGCTGGTCGATACCGACCGGCTCTCGAATCCCTACCTGATGCCGGATATGAAGCATCTCCGCGGCGGTGTCGAGGTCGATGATGATGGCGTGCCGATTGCCTATCACATCCGCAAGGCACACCAGAATGACTGGTACAACGCGCAGGAATCGATGATCTGGGAGCGCGTCGAGCGCGAGGATGCGGATGGCTGGCGCCGCGTGATTCATGACTTCGAGCGCGACCGCGCGGGGCAGAACCGCGGCGTCGGCGTTTTTACGCCAGTGCTGAGCCACGCGAAAATGCTGGCGCGCTATTACGGCGTTGAATTGCAGGCCGCGACGGTCGCCTCGGTGTTCGGCCTGCATGTCGTCAGTCCATACGATCCGCAGATGATCGAGCAGGCGATGGATTCGGACGGCGCCGAACTGGGCTTCTACCAGAACATGCGCGCCGACTGGGCGAGGGACCGCCCGGCGATGCTTAATGGCGTGCGTATCCCGACGCTGGCGCCGGGCGAAGGCATCAACACGATTTCCGGCACGCATCCGCATGTCGGCTTTATCGACTTCGCCCATGAAATGCTGCGCTCAATCGCCTCGTGCCTGGGCACCTCCTGCGAGCAGATTACGCAGGACTGGTCGAAAACGAACTATTCGAGCGCGCGTGCGGCGCTGCTGGAAAGCTGGAAGACGCTGACGCGGCGCAGTACCGAATACAAGACCGGTACCGCGACGCCGTACTACGCGTGCTGGCTCCAGGAGGTCATGGAAAGCGGCGAACTTGACGACATTCTGCCGCGCGGCGCACCGGATTACATCGAGGCGGCGACCGCCTATTCGCGCTGTGACTGGCTCGGTGTCGGGCGCGGCTGGGTCGATCCGGTCAAGGAAAAGCAGGGTGCGATTCTCGGCCTCGACGGCTGCTTCTCGACGCTCAAGCGCGAATGCGCAGAGCAGGGGCTGGACTGGGAAGAAGTCATCGCACAGCGTGCGCTTGAGATCAAGCTGTTCAAGGAAAACAACCTGCCGATGCCTGACTGGTCCGGTGGCGGCCTCGGCGCGGGCGATGGTCCCGGTGGCGGAATGGGCGAATCGCCGCAGATGCCGAAGCCACGCAATCCGGAATCCGATCAATGAACCATTCCCTGCCGTTCCTCGCGCAGCGCCTGTTCAATACGCCGCTGGCAATTGCGCCCGGCAAGGTTGAGATCGTCATCGCTGCGCTGGCCCAACGTTTCGGGCTGACGAAACTGTTCCGTGAAAGTGGCGAAGCGCTCGCGCTCAGCGAATTTTCGCTCGATGAAGAGGACGCGATGGATAACCGGCCCTATGGGGTCTTCCAGGGCATTGCTGTGATTCCGGTGCTCGGTACGCTGGTCCAGAAATCCGGCTATCTGCAACCGTGGTCGGGCATGACCGGCTATGACGGTATCCGCGCGAACCTGAGCATGGCGCTTGAGGATGAATCGGTGAACGCCATCCTGCTCGACATCGACAGCAATGGCGGGGAAGTGATGGGTCTGTTCGATCTGGTTGATGCGATCTATGGCGCGCGGGGACTCAAGCCGATTCACGCCTCACTGTCAGAAGTCGCCTACAGCGCGGCCTATGCGCTTGCCAGCGCCGCCGACCGCATTCTGGTACCGCGCACAGGCGGTACCGGCTCGGTCGGCGTGGTGTGCGCGCATGTGGATTTTTCGAAGGCGCTTAGCAAGGACGGCATTGCGGTGACGCTGATTCACTACGGCGCGCGCAAGGTAGACGGCAATGAATTCAGTCCGCTGGGCGACGAGGCGCGCTCGCGTATTCAGGATGCTGTAGATGAGATGGGCGAACTGTTCGTCGCCACCGTCGCGCGCAATCGCAACATGACACCCGGCGCCGTGCGCGATACCGAAGCCGGGTTGTTCCTTGGCGCTGCTGGCGTCGAAGTGGGCTTTGCCGATGCGGTCATGTCACCGGACGAAGCATTCCGTTCCCTGCTCGATGACTTGGAAACTTAATGGAGCGTTCCACCATGAATCTTCTTACTACACGCCTTGCGGCGAGCGCGCTGTCGTTCTCCCATCTGGCATCGCTTGGGCGCGGCAAGCAGGCCAAAGCCGACGACAAGGACAAGGATTACCGCGACAAGGACGACGATAAGGAAGCCAGTGCCAGGGCCGAAGACGACGACGAAGACAAGGACAAGAACAATACCGGCGATGATGACAGCAAGGCTAAAGCTGACGAGCCCGGTGCCGAAGATGACGACGAAGACAACGAGAAGAAGGAACCCGGCAGCAAGGGGAAAAAGAGCAAGCGCGCCAAGGCCGAGGATGACGACGAGGACGAACAGGCAAGCGCTGAAAAAGACGATGACGACGAGGACGAACTGCACGGCAAGAACGCCATCGCACGCGCCCGGCTGCGCGAGCAGGCACGCTGCGCCGCCATCATGGGTTGCCGCGCCGCAGGCCGCAATGTCCCGCTTGCCGCGCAGCTTGCACTGACCACCCGCATGACGCGCGAGGAAGCCATTGGCGTCCTCCAGAGCACGCCCGCGGCGGTGCCCATCGGGAGCGGGCGCGAACTTCGCAATCCGAAGCTCGGCGGTGGTGGCGAGCGCGCAATGGATTCGACGGCGCAGGTTGCGGCGAGTTGGGACCGCGCGTTTCAAATGGCCGGCGCGGTGCGCCGTAAGTAACCCTCAGGAGGACTCTCATCATGGCTACGGCTAAAGACACCAAGGACACCCAGGATACCCAGGATACCAAGGACGCCAAGG